GTTTGCAGGTGTTGCAGGTATGCCGTTAATGGGTGCCCTAGGCCAAATATACGACCTATTTACCGACGATGATGAGGATGACTTCGATGCCGTGCTTCGCAAGACTATTGGCGAAGGGCTATATGGTGGGGTAATAAACACCGTACTTGGCGTAGAGGTATCCAGCCGTATCAGCATGAACAGTCTGCTATACCGCCCACCGATTATCGAGAAAGATCAAGCGGGAATGTGGACCCTTTTGGAACAACTTGGTGGCCCCATAATAGGTATCTATCTAAGTATGGACCGTGGGTACGACCAGTTCTCAGAAGGTGAAATACTAAAAGGTATAGAAGCAATCTCTCCTGCAGCAGTGCGTAACGTCCTTAAAGGCGGGAAGCAGTTTTTTACTGGGGAAGTCGCAACGCGCCGAGGTGATGCTGTAGTTGAAGACATTGGGCTTGGTCAGATACTCGGCCAGCTCGCAGGCTTCGCTAACGCTGATGTCATACGCCAATACGACATAAATAAAAACGAGCGGCGTAAAGATACATACCTTACAACTACACGTACTCGACTACTCCGTGCAGCAAACATAGCTGCGGCTGAGAGAGATACGGACGGCTATAAAGATGTCATGAAACGTATACGGGAATATAATAAAGACCTCCCCCGCACGTCGCGTTCTAAGCTAATAATTTTGCCTGATACTATTAAGAAGTCTCGCACCGCGTTTAATACACGCACTAGCAACATGATAGGTGGGATCGAATACACCCCACAGATGCGCCAGAGCTTAAAAGAGTACGATCAGGGCATCCAACTGTTTGATTAAAAAATCCCCCGCACTATGGCGGGGGTAGTTTGAGGAGAACGACAAGTGTCCAAACCTGTCGAGTGTAATGTATCACACGGTTCTCCATATGCGAAGCCCAAACATCTCGTCCTCTATCCGTACCCGCGTCTCGATAGTCCAGCCCTTGTCGGCTGCAATTTTCTGCATCTGTTTCTTGGCTTCTACATTATCCACGCAGGGTATAAAAACTGATGCCCCGATAACCATAGCAGACCAATCCACTATGATTTTAACCGTGTCGGGGTTTAGATCGTCAGTATGTAATGGTTTTTGATACAGCATCGAACCCCTCTAGTTTTACCTGTATTACCCATATCGGGGGGAGGTTAAAGTTTGTACCCTTGCTAAGGCGTGTCTTAATACGTTTAGCCCCCATCTGTTTCTGCATACCTTCAACAGTGCCAGTGTAATCTAGCTTCTGTTCACCCAACCACGTCTTGAACGCTTTAGGCACAATGTAGAACATACCTGTGTCGGTCTCGAACCGCGCCACAAACATACCACGGGGGTTCTGTTCTGGAATAACGAGCGGGGAAATACCCTCTGCATTACGCGCTGTTTCCGTGCTTTTGATTTTCAAAATGCTGCCCCAGTGCTCTGTGGCAAACTCTGTTACCAAAGTCTCGACAGACGCGGTACTATCATCCACATAAGATTTAACACGAATTAGTGTGCGTACTACCCACTGATACAGGTTCTTGAGATCATAGTTTATGATACCCGCACGTTTAGCTGCCATAGCGCCCGTGAGAATAGCAGCGCACCCGCTAGACCAGAAACGGTTTTTCTGATCCAACCCTGCGGCTTTGTCTAACTTTGCCTTTATACGCTCGTAATCTGCTGCAAGCGCACCCTTATTACAGATCACATACTGCACGAACTCTGGCCCGAAATGCCCGTAATTAGACTGTATGTCTTTAATCAAAGCTGCGCCTGTGGCAAGGTCTACGTTAGCTTTTGGCATCTCATCTACGCGTAGTTCTAGCAGACGTTGCATCTCGGCTTTAGTGTCACCCTTTGCCATAGCCATTTGCGCGTACATGCTCACGTTGCCAGAGGAGACCGCTATCAAACGCCAAGGTTTACCCCTAACACGTTCGTAGTTACCACCACCAGCCATGCGGTTTTTCTGTGTTCCTTCGGAAAGTTGGTACGCGTAATCTGAGGCAACTCTACCGTGTATGTTTGTCATCTCGTCTGTGTTCAGCAATAGATTGTGCATGACTTCAGCGGAGTTCATACGCGAGTTTGGTGTGTCACCCTTAGTACCTGTTAACCCGCGTGGGTTACCCCATATCGCGGTGCCTGTGTACATAGCAGTTGTCTTACCTCCACCCGTATGACCAAATAAGTGTATGCCTAAACTGTACAGACCTGTCAGCGGCATTAGAATAGTGCCGAACCCCGCGCATACAGTAAACTGCTGTAGCTCCATACCCTCTTGGTCGTAGAAATCTAATATCTCTTTTTGCCGTGCCCTAGAACCCTTGGGTCTAAACTTGGCTATATGTCCTGTAGTTTTGCTGGATGGCGGGTTATACCCTACCCCTGCAGCGGTAATCAGTTGGTCCCCCAACACAAACTCTTCCAGCGTATCATCGTCAACCCAACCAAACTGTTGGTGCGCCTCACTAGCCATAGTCGTCTGTTGAAGCTCGTTAATCCATGCTGCTGTATACGACATGAGTTTATCTACATCCTTCCCAAAAGTTGCTATACCTTGCATAGACATGTGCTTACGAAAATCCTCGCGAGCAGTAATTGAAGACAAGGGTACAATAAACTCACGTACCCCGTCTCTTGGCAGGTGGAGTGCAAAAGCAATAACTTCACCTAGTTCCACATCATGCAAGCGGCGCGTTACATAGAAGTCGTTGTGGTATATACATATTTCCTCTGGGTCACCGTCAGCGTTGGTGCCACGTATATACACCCCGCCATTACGCCCACGGAAATACGGTTGTGGGTACGAAGGTATGACCACGCGCTTAGTGGTGCCGTCCACCTCCTCCTCTTCTAATATATTATCCTCTGGTGATGCCTCGGCAATCTCCTTGGTTAATACAGCAGGGGTAGATATTTTACCTTTATTAGGGCAGTCTGCGCATCCTTCTGGGTTGTACCGCTCAAACGTACTGCAATACTGCGGCCCTCCCGTGTCTTCCATTTTGCGCAGTGTGGCACTCACGTCGTAGTCAGGGTGCTTGTGCGACATGTTGTGCGCCGCCTCATCCCCGTCTTTGCAAATGTTAGCGATGGACAGCCCAGCCCTCCACAAGTCATGCGGGACAGTCTCTTGGTTGTCCATAATATGTGTTATCTGTGCACAGCCTGTACCCTTAGCAGTCTTATCCAGCAGCCGTTGGAAGCTGCCTTGCTGGTTTTTGTACATGGCTTCTTTGAACGCGCCTAGCGCGGTAGGTTCGTACTTCCTCGGTACTGGTATCGGCTCATTCCCAAGAAGCTCTGAGAACGCATCAAAATCTACCGTGGTCGGCTCATCAAGCCCGAAAAAGTCTACCCGTAGTGGTGGGTCATATTTATAATTGTGTGTGTTTGGAACTCGTAAAATTCTAGCAGCATCAGACGTTACCGCCGGATCAGCCTTGAACCCGCTGTCTTCACATAACTTCTTTAGGCGTGTGGCTACGGGCCACCAATCGTCCCTGCACACAGCTTCGGACAGTATCCAATATACGTGAAGCCCCCGCCCAGAGTTTATTATGGTGGGTTTAGGTAGACTATGCTGGCGGCAAAAGTTACGCAGTTCCGCTAACGCCACGCGCTGGTCAGCAAATTCTTTGCTCGGTCCACAGTCTAAGTCTAAGAAGAAAGACTTCAACCACTTTGCATTATGCGCCTTACGACTACCTGCTTCCTCGTAGGTAGCAAGCGCGAAGAAGGTGTTCCAACCATCGGCGTCTAAGTCTTGCGCAGCGTCAATAAGCTCATCTACAGTCTGGTAAAACTTCTGCTTGATTTCAGCGTCTTCCCTGTCGGGTGCAGCCCGATTAGCCCATATGCAGTAATATCCTTCGTGCCCCAGCACTAAGTCTAAAAAACGTTTCTTGTTCATTGCTACCACTCAATGTCGAAAGGTTAACCACGGCCACCTAAGTAGCCGTGGCGGGAGGTTATTAGTCGTCCCAGTTATCTACGACTGCAACTAGCTCGGTCAATTCAGAAGGAGCGGGTGCCGCTTTAGCTGCGGTTCTCTTAACTGGCGCTTCCTCAAAAACATCGTCTTCGTCGTCTACGGCAGCGCTTTGCGCGAGCACGTTATTTGTTTTTGGTTTTGTTGCGAAAGGGTTCGCCTCTTGTACAACGTAACCACCATCCACAGCCCCGAATGGATTATGTTTTTCCATTGGAATGTACTTTATAACCTGTACGGCTTTTAAACGCAAAGAAACATTTTGCTTGCCGCCAAAGTCATAAGGTACCAACTGCACCGCAACGTTCACAGTGCTGCCTGTAGTTAGCTGAAAGTTTTCTGGCAACATGCTGCCTTGGCTGTCAACTTGCAAAGGCTTGGTTGTTACTTCACCCTTATACGCGCCCTTCAGCACAGCCTTGTGCGTGTACGTACCGTTATCATCTTTCACGAACGGGTTAGCCAGTTTCTCTGCCCACTTCGCGTCACGGTTCGCCTCGTATGAGGTTTTCATCTCTGCGAACAATGCCTTGGCGGTTGCAGCATTCATACGGAATTGGATAGAGAACTCCGCATTCTGAGCGCGTGCATCGCAGGGCATACTACGCTGTACCTTTTGGTCAAACGCGTAAGTGCGGTCGATCTTGGGCCATAGCGCTTCAACGTTTTCGATAATATAAGATTGGACCATTTGTTTTCTCCTTCGGTCTATACGTCGTCGTCAGCGTTGAAATCAAATTCCAACTGTACTTCGACTGGTTCTGCAACGGGTTCGTTACGTACTGCTTCTGCAGCTTTCGCTGTTAGCGCGGCGGTCACACTGGCTTTGTTAAACCGATAAGTGTTCCCTATATTTATGTATGTGGTTCTGGGGATGTGCCCCTGCCGAACCCATGCACGGATAGTAGAAATAGATACGGCAAAATGTTTTGCCAGCTCTTCGATTGGGACGAATGGTTCTACCATTATTTTTTCCTCACTGAGATAACGTATTCGGTGTCGATGTTCATACCTTTAGGTGAAACATCGGGGTTCTCCTCCAAGAACTGTTTAATGTTGGTCTGGTTCAAACGCCTATCAAGGAGCTGGGGTACGTCATGTTCACGTATAAACTCATACATGTGCTCCCAATCGCTCGTCCAATATTTCGTTTTTGTAGACCTAAAGAACAGACCTTCAGAGGTTCTTACACTCTCGACGTTATGCTTATCGCAGTAGTCGAGCAGTGCCTTCTTCAAGATTTCCTGTTGGCGAACCAGCGCTCCATCTTTTTCTTGGTACTCCGCTGATATTAGTGACCGTTCTGTACGTATTTTAATATACGCTTTAGTCAGTCGATCAGCAGATACGTCAGGCGTATCACTCATTGCGTTCTCCTGTAGTAACGAGAATTACAATCTAATGAGTAATAATGCGTTAGTCAAGTAGTTCTTTGTATAAGTCTATCATTTTTGTGTGTACGTCTATTCTCTTATCAAGAAGTGAGTAAACACGCTTTTCTACGGCAGAACCTTGTAGCTGTACGACAGTACACGGATGCTTCTGCCCTGCACGGTGCACACGAGCATTTGCCTGTGCGTATGTTTCAAGCGAAGGTGTCGGCCCCCACCAGACCACAGTGTTAGCTGCCGTCAGGGTAACCCCGTGCGCTGCTGCTTGTGGTTGGATAACTAGCACGCGGGGATCATGGGCTTCTTGGAAGCGTTTGAAAATATCCGTGCGTCGAGCTACAGGAACATCACCCCGAATAACCTCGGTAGTAATACCATCAGCGCGGAGCTTGTCAGTAAGAATATCTATGGTGTGTTTGAAGGGCACAAAGATAAGAACTTTTTGGCTGCTCTCGTCTATCACTTCCCGTAACACCTTATAGCGATGCTTGATGTCGAACTCTAGGGTGTCACCTTCGTCGGTGTACACCGCTCCCGCCGATATTTGCAGCAGCTTGTTCATAATGACCGCTGCGTTCACGGCGGATACTTCGTCCCCGTTTATCTCCATGACCATACGCTTCTTTAGCATATCATAATATTTCTTCTGTTGCCGCGTTAATTCTACTTGTCGTTTGACATACGTCATATCAGGCAGGTCTAGGCATTCTTCTTTGGTAAACCGTATTGCAGGCTGTAACGCGTTAAACACAAGGGCGGATGCTGATGGTTTTATTACCCAACGAAACTGCGAGGCTTTGGTCATCACCATGTCACGAAAGGAACCAAAGAACCTCGGTACTGAAAGAGGGTTAATAAGTTTAGCCAAGCCATACGCATCAAGGGGCGACTGTGCAGCGGGTGTGCCTGTCATCATCCAGAGCCACGTATCGTCGGTCATTAACTTGTTTAGTATTTTCCACCGCTTTGACTGCGCATTCTTGTAGTGTGTAGCCTCGTCAATTATTACAAGATCAAAACCACCCTTGGCTATTTCGTCGTACACAATCTCTACGCCGTCGTAGTTTATGACAACAAAGTCTGCGCCTTGGCGGATAATCTCTTTGCGTTTCTTACTTTCGCCGTACGCCACGTCTACACTGCGGTGCGGAGCAAAGGTAAAGAAGTCGTCGCGCCACGCTGAGTCCATAATAGACAACGGGCATATGACGAGCGCACGCTTGATTTTGCCTTGTTTCATTAGGAAATCTGCAGCCCATATAGCGCTGGCAGTCTTGCCTGTACCCTGCTCGTTAAAACAAAACGCTCTCGGGTGCATCGTAAGGAAGGCTGCAGTTTTCTTTTGGTGGTCGAATGGGGCGTACTTACCTGTCCACGAATACCGACTGTTGATCGGGGACGGCACGGTTATGTTTAGCTTGCTTAGGGTAAGTGCTTCGTCGATACCCCAGTTAACCAAGACACCGTTGGCTTCAACAACTTTGCTCTTTGGTATAACTGAGGTGACGCGGTTTGGATTGCGCAACTTTAGCAGCAGCGCCTTACCATCAATGATCTGCATGTCGCTCTCCCTTCGGGCAGATGCCCGAATTACTTTTTCTTCTTGTAGTTACGCGCACGGTTCTTACTCGCGCTCTCTATGCGTATACCATCTTTGTTGCTACCGCCGTTGACCAAGGCTTTTATGTGGCTTACGTCTTTGCCTTCGCGCTTATCAGCCTTACCGTTGCCGTTAAGGTCTGCACCTTCTTTGTCTACCTTGCGTCGTGCGCGTTGCCGCTCCATGCGACGTTCAAAAGTAGCGCTACCCACAGGGGCGTTTACTTGTTTTTTACGTGGTGCTTTCATCAGTTTGCTCCGTTGTGAACACATTCAATGACAGGACAGTGGCGTCTGCATAACCCGTTAGGACGTGCATTCCACATATCTTCCGTCGCTGCAGTTTGCATTTGCCCGTACTTGCCGAGCCATTTCTCCCACAGCTTGCCCTTATCATACTCCATGTAGGTGTCTTTTACCAAGTCATTACATACAACAAACAGCAGCCCTGCACGGACGGTTTTAATCTGCGGGTATTTTGCAAACAAGGATAGTGCCATCAACTCTAGCTGACCCTTGTCTGCGTACTTCGAGGACTTGCCTGTCTTGTAGTCCACCACCCACGCCAGATCATCGTCGAGTATCACAAGGTCGGCAATCCCACGGAACCAAACGTCCTTGGCGTAGAAGTCACAGGCTTCTAGGTTCTCCGTTACACCCATCTTTATCTCGCACAGCTTGTCGCCCTTCTTATTCTTCAAAGATACTAGGGCTTTTTCTGCAAACGAGAATTTTCCGGGGACAGGTGTGTCCTTCCCCATAAAATCTTCTGCCATCTTATGGAACTCTGACCCATAACGAATGGCTTCCGTTTCTTGGAAAGGAAACTCCTTCAAGACGTGCGTGTGGTAGAACTGCTTCGGGCATTGGTCAAATGCTTTGATCTTGCTGAAGGACCACGGGGCTACTTTATGTGTCATCGGAATAATTTACTTTCCCACTGGCACACCTCGTTTATGTGCGTGTGTTTTGTAGTAGGCTGAACCATACCAACCTTCTCAATCCACCCCAGTTTCTTCAGTGAGGCTACCATGGCCCCCCATACATTGTGGTGGTGTGGGTCGGCCATCCCTTGCGCCCTGCAAAACGCGCAAATCTTACCGCCTTCTACATAACGGTTTTTAGCTAGGTAGTTAGCGGCGTTATGGTAATATTCTTTTTTCCAATCGTCGTCCGCATTAACGTAGGCACGTTCTATCTCCGCAGCTATAAACTCATGTCGATCATCCATTATTCACATTCTCCATATGATTTGCCCGTGCCACTTTCACAGGTGATTGGTAGGCCATCGGCCCAGTCAGGTGTCTGGCGCATACATTCTTCTACGAACTTACGCGCTTCAGATAGTTCCGCGTCTTTAACGCAGCACACAATCGAGTCATGTACTGTTAGCACAACTTTGTATCGCTTGGCAATCAGTAACATTTGGTGCCCTATGATGCAACGTGCAACGGCTTGGCACACGTTCTCCACGACCTTACCACCGTATATACGGTTCGGACCTTTTCGGGTCTTATAGGTGTACTCTGGACCTCGGTCGCCCTGCTCCGCAGCCAAGCCATGGTAGAACATAGGCAAGCCAGAGGGCAAAATAACTGCGTTGCGCCGCGCGTCTACTTGCAGGACACCTTCTTTGCCAAACTGTAAACTGTCCCCCCGTGCCATGTATTCAACCATGTTGTTGGCGTCTCTCCACAACTGGCTAATCGCACTGTTGGCATTGCGGTAAACCTGTATGATCCGCCGCGCCTCCTCTAGTTCTATGTATACACCCATACCCTGTAGCTGTAGCTGAAACTTAACCGCGCCCATGCCGTACCCTGCGCCAAGGATTGTAGTCTTACCCACGAACCTTTGTTCCTTAGTCACCCCGTCTGCTGGCACGTTATAGATGCTGGACGCCATGTACTTGTAAACGTCCTCACCAGCCGCAAATTGTGATACCAGATCATTCTGTCCAGCTAACCACGCAAGCACACGCGCCTCGATCTGCGAACTATCGCAGTCTATAAGGGAATGTCCCTCGGGGGCTATGATGCTGCGCTTTAGTTTCTTGCCGTTAGGCCCACGGCTCGGCAGGTTTTGCAGGTTGATCTTATCGTCGCCACCCCAGCGCCCCGTATGCGCAGCATAGTATCTTACAGGGACAGGTAGTAAGCCCCGCTTGGATATATCTATGAACCGCTGTGTGCGTGTTTCTTCCAAGGTACTTTTACTACCCAAACGTGCAGCGACAAGGGCTTGCACCCTATCGTCCTCATGCTCCAGTAGTTCTTTAAACTCCTCGTCATTCTTGGCGAAGGCGAAGGTTTCTTTCTCGGTTGCAAGGCTAATCTTCATGGGCGGTACAACACCCAGACTTGTAAGTAGCTCTGCAAACTTGAGGTTAGACATCAGCTCTTTCTTGTCTGTAATACCCGCATCTATTAGCAGCTTATCCTTACGCTCCTTAACGTCCTCTAGGTGTGACTCCAGTAGCCCCATATCGAGATCAAGTGTAGGTTCCGTAAACATCCGCAGCGTTGCATCTATAAGACGTAGTTCTTGCTTGGGGAACTTACGTGCCATGATGGCGAACAGCTTATGCGTTAACTCTACATCGTTAATACAGTAATCCCCGTACCTACTCAGTTCTTCTGGTGCAAAATCTCCACGCCGTTTTCCGAGGGCGTTGAGTACCTCAGTGCCTTTAACGCCGATATTGTATCTTTCAGATAACGCAGCGAGGCTTGCGCGAGCTTCAGTCCCATGAAGGGCACGGGCAATACACAAAGTATCGGTATACACCCTAGGACGAATATCAAAACGCCAACTAAGAATGGAACCATCAAACATAGTATTATGGCAAAGTAACATAGCGTCTTCCCAAGGGAAGGTCTTGAGGTATTTTTCAATCTGGTTGTGCGTCCCACTGGCCCACTCCGTTGGTTGATTGTTGAGTTTAACGCTAACGCCAATGGCCTCAAACTGCGGGTCACGTACGTATGCTTCTGTTGTCATCTTAGACAGTGAATAGTCCCTGTCGTAAAATGTTTCAAAATCTAGCGTGACTATCTGCATCATGCTCTCCCTTTGTCATGTGTACTTTGACCCCAAACGCCGTCCTGTTTTGTTTACACGTTGTGTGGGGTCGCCCATGTTCCACGCTTTCATTTGGGTTTTGGTGGGGATCATACCCCACCTAGCCCTTGCGCGTTTATTTTCTTCTGCGGACGCAGCAAGAAGTAGTTCCGCGTAACGCTCCTCAAAAGTTTTCGGTTGCATAGCTGCAATAAGCGCAGCCCGTGCTTCAAATTCCTCAGAGGTCATACTCAGCCTACTTTCCGTGCCATAGCGCATTCGTATGCGATCCCTGCATAGGCCATAAGATCAACATAGTGATCCCGCTTGTCAGGACTAATGCGGATACGGGCGATCTTTGCAGCGATCAAAACCATCACGGCATCGTGCTCATCCATATCCCACCCAGTTGCCACCCCCGCTATGGTAGCTATGTTCCTGTGGTTTGTTACAGGATCACCGTAATCTATGTTACGAGCGCCGCACGTAATCTCCTCGGCTTCGCGCAACAGTTGAACACGGAGGGGTAGTTCTTCTTCTTCCTCTAGCCTTTGGCGCATCGCTTCCATCTCGAACACCTCTTTCGGTGTGCCGATCTTGGACTTGAGTTTGTACGTGTAGCTGTATGATGTGCCCGTAGCCTTAGCCACTTCACTTGTACTAGCAAGCGGGTGTTCAACTAGGTACGCCCATACTTTATCTGTTTTGGATTTTTTAGTCATCTTATTCTCCTACTGCTTTATCTTTATCATCGCGCAATATATGCACAATGTTTTCCAGTGGGGTCATGTCTAACCCAATATGTTCCGCGCAACCACGGAACCTTTCGAGCCACCCTGCTAGGCTAGTACCACCCTGCCTACGTAACTCTGCCTGTGCGTTAGCATCAGTCGGATCAAACGGTTCATACCCACCACCATCTCTGCGCTTGGATACAGGGGAAATGTACGCAGGATACTCTGTCACCTTGATGGCGACCACAGAACTATCTACGTTTTCCGTTTTAGCAACGATACGCAGACCAGACGCCATTTGACGCGCCATCTGTATACGATGTTGTCTCGCAGCTTCCGCATCGTCCATCCCATAGAAGGCATGGTATGCCTCATGTTCTGGCTGCGTCGCTAACCAATCAACAAAGTCCGCTGGAT